CATCGAGCGCGAAGAACGCTACTTCGACATCGCTTGCAGACGGATAGCGCAAGCGATGAAGCAGCACGATTCCACCCTTTAAAACGGATAGCCAAATCATGACTGGTGAAAACGATTCGACGACTTTTGTGCCAATCCCGCCCCAAGTGGCGGCGAAGTTCCCCGATCTGGTGGCTAACACGCCGCCGGGGTTTGTTGCGCCCACGTTTGTCGGCGAACCGCTGCCTTCGGAGCCGGCGACAACTGGCGCGGGTGATCCGGGTGGGTACGGCGCGCCCGTCACTATCGATCCTGTTACCGCGCAGCCGAGTGCGTTGGCGCCCGACCCGAGCGCGCTGAATCCGACCGGCGTGCCTGCTGGCGGCGACCCTGGCGCTCAACAGCAGCCACCGCTTGTGCTCCAGGAAGTGATCTTTACCACCACGCCGCATGACGACACTATTGTCGGCGCCGGCGCAATTTCCGAGGATTTGTTTGGGCAACCGTCGGACGCGGCGCTGGATACTGGTGACGCCATTCGTGCGCTGAAGGCCGGAGGCCGCATCGCGCGCGCCGGCTGGAATGGTCAGTATCTGGAGATTGAGCACGGCAGCGTTCTCTGGCACGACGGCGGCGCGCGCGGGATCTATACTGCGTTCAGCGATGACTTGCTGGCGACCGACTGGAGGATCGTGTCATAACATCTTCTCCGGCCTTTAGGCCGGAGCTTTCCCCTAGGCTGCATAAGCCTGAGAACTGTCGGCATGGATGCCGGGGTTTCTCGCGGAGTGAGGCAAGAAGGATGAGCTTCGAAACGTACATCATCACTTATGACCCACAGACTGAAAATTACCGTGTTGATGCGCGTCGGGAAGGCGAGACGCTCGAGCAGGCGTTGCAGCGCGTCGGCGGCTGGCTGCATCCCAATGCGGTTCCCACGCGGATTGGGCTAAATTTTGGCGACGCTCTTTGCGCGTTGAAAGCTGGCGGCCGCGTCGCGCGCGAGGGTTGGAACGGCAAAGGCATGTGGCTTAAGCTCGTGCCAACTGATCTTGCTGGCAAGATTTCGTTCGAGCATGAGGCGTTGGACGCTTTGCCGTGGATTGGCATGAAGACCGCTGACGAAAAGTTCGTTCCGTGGCTGGCGTCTCAGACTGACATGCTGGCGACCGACTGGAGGACTGTGTGGTGAGCGAGGTTACAATCAAGATTTCTGGTGTGCCGCAAGACAAGGGGCAAGCGCAGGAGTTTTTGGACGTGTATTTCGAGGGCCTGAAGCAGCGGTTTCCCGGCGGTCGGGATATTTCGGCGTTCGGGCTGACTGGGACAACGCTTCGCGTCGACGAGGAAAAGATCAGCGGCGCGGACTTTGAAATTATGGTTCGCATGCCGCATGCCACGGTCTGCGAGGCGGCGGCGGCTTTGATTGCCAAGATAGAATCGTGGGCTAAGCGTGCCAGAGGTCTTAAGCTATTTTGGGCGGTGGCGCCGGAAGTGGAGGCTTACGGGAATCCATCAACAGCTGCGGCTTACGCGCGTCTTGTGCTTTGCGCTGAAGATCCTTTGGTTGAATCCGGGCACTACAACTGTTGAAAAAGGAGGGTCTATGAATATTCTCATGCGAGCGCGCGAGATGATCGGCTGGTCGGTCGAGCGGCTGGCGGCGAACTGCGGTACAGCGCCGTCTGTGATCGAAGAGCTGGAGTTTCGGCTTGCTGTCCGGAAGGATTTGCTGCCGGTGCGGGTGCTTGAGGACTACGGTTGCGTTTTTACCGTACGCGATGGCTACCTCGTCGGCGTCACCGGGCCGCTCGACACTAGCCGGCTGAAGGAAGTCCGGTTGTCTCCCGGTGACGTTGATGATCTGAAGCAGTTGACGCTCGGGCCGCAAGTGGCTGACTTTGCTGGGTGCGGCTATATGAAGTCGACGCTGCGCATCAACGGGCTGGTCGATCTGGGCAACGTCACCGAGACACTTATGTTCGAGGGCGAAAAGGAGACGCGCACAGCAGCGCGCATGGCTCGCCGGCTGTCGAAGAAGGGCTGGGCGTTTGTCGCTATGCTTGAGGCTGAAGAAGTCGCCAAGCAAAATGCTGCTGCGCAGGAGGCGGCAGACTTCCTTGGAGAAGATGATGCCACAGTATGACCCGCTTGGCCTCCCGCGCGTCTGTTGTTCGGCCACCGTCGACTGGGTTCCATCGATCGAGCGCCTGCCCAAAGGCGTCTCGTTGTACCGGGTGCATGTCTGGGGGCGGGCTTCCTTCGCATACTCGCGTTTTTACGATATAAAGGCCGGGAGTGAAGACGCGGCGGCCAAACAAGGGCTCGCCTTGTTCACCGCGGAGGTCGAGAAAGCCCATGTCGCTCGTACCCGGCAACAGCCAGTCTCTTAGGATACCCGCATTTTCGGCGAATGGCGCCATCGCCCCAGGCGTCAGCATCAACCACGACGCCGACACGACGTCAGACATTCCGGAAACTGACGACAGCGGCACGGTTCTGCGCATCCAGCACGGCGACGGCTCGGTCACGGTCAGCCTGGACGGCAGATCGCTTGGCGATGGCCCCGATGAACCGAATTTAGGCTGGTTCGCCAATCTGATCGACAAGATTGACGAGCAGGAGCTGTATCGCATCGCCGATGACCTGATCCGCGGCGTCGAGGATGACCTCCGCAGCCGGACAGACTGGGTCGAGGACCGCGCCCAGGGCATCAAGCTGCTGGGCTTCCGCATCGAGATTCCTGGTATCAGTTCGGCGGCCGACGGCGCGCCGGTCGAGGGCATGAGCAAGGTGCGCCACCCGCTGTTGCAGGAGGCGGTGCTGCGCTTTCAGGCCAATGCGCGCAGCGAGATGCTGCCGACCGACGGTCCGGCCAAGATCCGCGACGACGCCAACGGCTCTAACCTGCAACGCGATCAAGTCGCCGATGCGTTCGAGCGCGATTTCAACCACTTTTTGACGGTAACCGCGACCGAATACGTTCCGGACACTGACAAAATGCTGCTGCTGCTCGGTTTTGGCGGCACGGCGTTCAAGAAAGTGTATAATTGCCCGCTCCGCAACCGTCCCGTCAGCGAATCGGTTGACGCCGACGACCTGATTGTGAACAACGCCGCCACCGATCTGGCCAACGCCAAACGCGTGACGCACCGCACGATGATGCGGCCCTCGACGGTGCGGCGCTTGCAAATCCTCGGCGTTTACAAGGACGTCGATCTTTCGACGCCGCACACGCCGAACCTGGACGCGACACAGCAGGAGAAAAAGGCGCAGCAGGGCGTCACGCCTGACGCTGTCCATCCTTACGACCGCGACCGCGAAATTTATGAGTGCTATTGCGAGCTGGACATCAAGGGCTTTGAACACAAGCACAAGGGGAAACCCAGTGGCCTGGAAATTCCGTACCGCGTCACAATCGACGTCTCCAGCAAGCACGTCTTGTCCATCGTCCGTAACTACGACGAGGACACCAAGAAGCTTCCCGAGGCTCGTGAGAACTTTGTCAAATATACGTTCGTTCCTGGTTTTGGCTTTTATGATCTCGGCCTTCTTCACATACTTGGCAATACTACTAACGCTATTACAGCTGCGTGGCGCGAGTTGCTGGATGCTGGAATGTATAATAACTTTCCAGGATGCCTCATGGCGGATACTGGAGCGCGCCAGAACACGAATATCTTTCGCATTCCGCCGGGCGGGGCGGCGCTGGTAAAGACTGGCGGTCTGCCGCTCAAGGACGCGTTCATGCCGCTGCCTTACAATCCGCCGTCGCCGGCGCTGATGCAGTTGGTCGACAGCATGGCCACCACCGGCGCCCGCGTCGGCGGCATTTCCGAGCAGCCGGTCGGTGAGGGCAAGGCCAACGCGCCGGTGGGCACCACGCTTGCCCTGATCGAGCAGGCGACGATCATGCTTAACAGCGTGCACAAGCGCATGCACGCCGCGCAGGCACGTGAGCTGCAGCTCATCGCGCGCTGCTTCCGCGAGAACCCCAAGGCATTCTGGCAGCGCAACAAGAAACCGGCCCGGCAATGGGATGAGAAGACATTCCGGCAGGCGCTCGATGATGTCGATCTCGTGCCGCAGGCCGATCCGAATACGTCGAGCCATATCCAGCGCATCATGAAGATCACCGCGCTGAAGCAGTTGCAGTCGGCCAGTCCGCAAATGTACGACCCGATCGCCATTGACACCGCGGCGTTGCAGGCGCTCGGCTTCAATAACCCGCAGCAGTTCTTCGCGCCGCCAGAGGCTCAAGCTTCCCCGCCGCCCGACTTGCTCAAGGAGCAGGCGGAAAGCGCGGCCAAGACCAAGATGGCCGACGCCGCCATGCTCAAGGCGCAGGCGTCGGCGGAAAAGGCCAAGGCCGATGTGCAATCGCTGCAGAGCGAGGCCGGCAAGGCGGCCGGCGGCGAGGTCGAGACCGACACCGATCGCTTGAAGGCCAAGTCCGAAATGACCGTGGCGCAGGCGCGCGCCCAGGCTGAATTGATCAACGCGCATACCCGGGCGCACGAGGCCGATACCAAGCGCGGCGAGACCGCGCTGACCGACGCACGCGAGGAAGACGACTCGAAGCGGCAGGAAAAGCTCGGCGTCCTCGACCTCGCCAAGGAAGTGCTGATTCATCACAGCAAGCAGCAACACGAGAGCGAGCACAAGGAAGCCGATCGAGAACACGAGCGGGCGCTGAAGGCTGCGGAACTGCAGGCTGCGGCGGCGAAAGCATCGGCGCCGGAGAAAAAGGGCAAGAAGGATGAGTGACCTCGGCAAAGACATTCGTTCCGCGCTCCTAACCGCGCGCCACGTCGCGCACAATGCCGAGAACGCGGCGTCCGAGGGGCGTGCGGCCGGCGGCGGCATTGAGCAAGTTCTGCCCCTGATCGCCGGCGCCGCGCCGGCGATCGGTAACGCGCTGCAGAGTAAGGCCAATGGCTTCGCCGAGGGCGGCGAAGTCGACCCGCTCCAGCAAC